CGCAGGCTTGCGCCCAACGATGCCATATGGCTTGAGAGCAGTCCATGCGTTTTGCTCGTAGAGAAAACCTTCCTGTGATGCCATTATACCGTGAACCCCTTGAACTTATTGCTACCTGACGGCTGAGTTGAAGGTTGTCCTGAATCCACCAATCCTGTCTGTGCGCCAGCACTTAGATCGTATAGCTTCATCTTTGCCCTGTCAATACCCACCGTGAACCTCTTATTTAGCGTCGGATCGTTGTAGCGATTCTTCAACTGCTTGACCATAATCTGACCCATTTGCTCCATTTCCTCGGTGCTAATCAGCGCAAACATAAGGTCTGCGGTGGCTGGCAACCCGAAGGATTCGGACGTATCCTCAAGCCCCGGATCAGAATTAGTAAAGCCTGTGCGATTTACCTGTGTCGCTGAGAAGATCGCTACGTCCTTCTCAACGGCAAGTCCACGAATCTCTTCGGCAATCGTCTTAACGTAGGTATACGAATTGACGTTTGCGCCAGCTTTGATTCGTGCAGATGCACAGATATTCAGATAGTCGATAAAGATAATGTCTGGCTTGAAGTTTCGCTTGATTGCCAGATCGTTGATCAATGCGCGGAAGTGTCCAGTATGAGCAGAGGCAGTCGGATATTCCTTGATGATCAGTTTGCCCTTGGTCTTGCTCATGATGTTCTTCATGCGCTTCTCATACATATCTTTCGACAGCATTTTCAGATCGTCCATCGTGACGTTCATAAGATTCGCGTCGATACGTTCAGCGATTCTCTCTTCTGCCATTTCAAGAGTAATGTATAAGACGTTATAACCCTGTAGAAGATTCGCAGCCGCGAAGTGACACATAGCCAGCGATTTACCGACACCTGTGCCAGCCAGAATTATACTTAGAGTCTTGCGGGGAATACCACCACTGGTAATCTTGTTGAAGTATTCCAGATCGTACGGAATGCGCTTTTCAATCTTGTGGTAAAAGTCATAACGCTCGTCCCACTTGTCAATGTAGTCATGACCTACGTGCGGATCGAACGATACGCCCAACGCATCTTGAAGTAATACTGGAATGCTGCCCTTGTCGTGATGCTTGTCCTTACCATCAAGAATCTGAATCGAATCCATGATAGCATTATAGATTGCCTTTTCCTGACAGAACTTCTCAGTCTCGTCAAGTAGCCACTCTTCGTTGGGTTCAACTTGTTCTTCGGACAGGTCTTCAAGCAATGTGCCGATAGCTTGAAACTCAGACTCGGACAGATCGGTGCGGTCTTGAATACCAAGAGCAAGCGCACTCACACTCGGAAGTTTATTATACTCCGTTATGTGATTCTGTATCTGTTCGAATAGCTTTCTGTCTGGACTTGCGTCGAAGTATTCGCTTTTCAAGAACGGGATCGCTTTCCTCATAAAACTCTCGTTCTTGATCAGATTCAGAAGGATAATTTCTTCCTGTTTCATGTAGCACTTCTCTTAGCAGTGATCGGAAAATGTTGCCGACTAATTTATTGAATTTTGGACTAGCCAAATCCGCATTGTGGGGGTTTTCTTGGATATGAGTTTCAAAGTCAAGTATTGCTTCGTCGTTGACACCCAAGCGAATGTTGTGGAATATGAATGCAACCCCGGTGAATTTTCCCCTGAGTATTCTGATTTTGATGATATCATCATAGCCACGTTCGATTACGTAATCACGATCAACTTTGATTCGTTTTGTTGCTAACCAGAATTGAAATGCGGCAACCTTACTCAGCATCCATGTTATTAGTTTGCCCATAAAGAAATTCCTTCTTACATGCCTCGTCAATTTTCTCAAGTAGTTCCGGCGTAAAATACTTCTCCGGGTCTTTGTTAATTACAGATTCAAATGCCTTCGTTCCGTCCGCGAACTCGTACTTGGTCGATACCTTCTTGACCAGACCAGCGGCTTCCGCGATAGGGAGCAGACCGTAGTAACGATCCAGACCCTTGTCGAAATACAGAAGCGTTTCGATCTTCTTTTGCTCAATCGTCAAACGCGACTTCTGCAAACGACAAGTAATGATCGCACCGACTTGTGTCTTGTCGGATGCACTAGCCTTGGCTTTCTTCTTCGACAGGAATACGATAGTCGAAGCTGCGTACTCAAGACCAGCACCACCACCCATCTTCTTCGTTGGGATATAAGAACCCACAACATCATAGACATGGTTGGTGATGATCATAGGAACCTTGGCACGACCCAACTTAAGGGTCAAGACACGGAATGCGCCGCGAATCAATTGTGCGCGGGTCATATCGCGAGTGTCCTTACCGTCCGAGATATCGCTTACTTCTTTTTCGGTGGACAACATGCCAAGGGAGTCCAGCACCATCAGCATCGGTTGTCGGTCAGACTCATCGACTTCCAGATACTTGTCAAGAATACGAACGGCTTGCGTTCTGAATTCTTGAATCGTAGTAACTGGAATCAGATAAGTGCGCGATACATCAATCCCGCGTTCTTCCAACATTGCCTTACTGATTGCTGACTCTGACTCAAAGATAAACACTCCACCCGTTTCGTTCTGTTCAAGAAACGCCTTGACTGCTTGGAGTGCATACCAAGTCTTACCGGTGGAAGGTTCACCCGCTAACGCTGTCACTTTGTTGTCGGGGAATCCACCATGTATCGTACCAGACAGCAATGCATTCAATGCCATGCTGCCAGTATCGGACCATCCAGAAACATCGGCAGTAGTACCATCGGCAATTACTCCCGCATAATCATTGTTTACTTCATTCAGTAATGAATCGAAAAGTGATCCACCTGCCGCTTTACGTTTTGCCATGATTACCTCTACTTCGAATACCAATCTTCACGATGCTTGTTCCATTCATCCAATGGATTATCAGGATCGGGCTTATCATCTAAGAGTCCAACTCTGACCGGTTTTTCCGGTGATGTGACCGGTTCTTCCGGTACTAACTCTAATTCAACTTCTTCTTCCATTACCATTGTTGGTACTGGTTCGCTATTAGCAGTATACACGATTTCTGCTTCGGGGTCAACTTTTAGTGAGATATTACCAGCGTCGGGATGCGAAATAATTTCATCCTCAATAGCAGGACCACTTGTGTCTAATTCATATGAACGTTGTGGTCTTACCTGTTGCATAAGAGAAATATTACCTGCTAATAAGAGAGCAACAGCAAAAGGATCGAACACCGATACCAACAGAATAATAACCCATCTTACAGTCTGATCAAAATGTTCCGGCGCATTCTCTTCACCGTAGATCAATTCTGCGATATAGCGCAGCGGACCAACCTCGACCTCGACCTTCTTGATGCTTACGTCCAACTCATTTCTGCGAGCATTCAAGTCGATAATCTCTTCCTCAAGTGTCGCACGTTGTGCTTCAAGTTCCTTACGATCCTCTTCCAACTGCTTCATCTGATCAAGTCCCTTGGTCACGTAACCAAGTTCGATGTAGCGATCTAACGAATCGTCAAGTGCATCCAATTGACGATTGATAAAGTCGCGGGACTTTTCGCGTGAAACAAGCTGCGTGTCAATGGTCGCTATCTGTGCGCGAGTCTCTGCGCCAGCCGTAAGTGAGTGTTCCAAATGCGACTTCGACAGGAATCCGAAAATACCCATCGACGTAATGAAGATTAGAACCAAGACCGCAGTGGTCATGTATGCTCGTATGAGAAACGGCGACTTTTTCCAGTTTCGATATATCCACGATGCTGCGACAAGTTTCGCGAACTCAAGCGCAACGCCCATGATGATAATAGGAACCTTGGCTCCGGGGAAAATTGCCATCAGACCAACGATGGAATACCAAGCTGCGGTAGCTGATAGCGCAAACCCCGCAAGGAATGCTAGTAATGCCATGAACATTTTACTTTACCTCTTATCCGAAGAAATCGTCCAGCGTGGCGACCTTCTCTGCCTTCCAACCTATAGCATTGAGAATGGTGCGCATTGGTTCTACGAATGACTTGTCGAACTGTGTCTCATAGTCGATATAATCATCCACACCAAATTCGCTAGGTAAAGTATTTATGAACGCAATTGTGTTATTATAAAATGGATTAGGCTCTTTGAGATAAACGAACTTGATCTTCTCACCACCCTTGATGCGCTCGTACTTTTGACCCAACTTCTTCTTGTCCAGAATGGAATTGAATAATAGCGAACCTTTCACATGGATGGGAGTTCCCTTCCGATACAGGTGTTTATCGTCCCTGTACTTATCCAGATTGTTGACTCCGCGTGGAAACGAAATGTCTTCAACCGGAAGTTTGTAGAATTCCTTACGGAACTCTTCGATAAACTTTTGAACAGCACTTTCATCCTTATCCAGAATGACGCGAATGCCCTCGCGAATCTTATCGCGACAAGCCTGTGGTGTAGAAGACTTGATTGCTTCTAGCCCCGTAATCTTGATTACAGGCTCTTCGTATTCCACACCCTCGTCGTTCCACACATTCAAAATGTAACGTTTCTTGGCAGTCCAGATTCCACGGTCACAAAGCGACTCGCGCTTCATGATCATCTTCTGCTCATACGCATTCACGTACTCAGCCAATTCCTGATACGACTCGTCAATGAATCCCTGAATCTTCTGCTCACACACCTTGTCAAGAAATGCAATGACCGACTTGGTTTGTTCCGGCGAAACGATTCGCGTCACATTCGCAACATCCTTCTTAACCTTCTTAACAAGAGGTTCAAGGTTCAGGTAGATCGAATCGGTGTCACATGCAATAACGTAATCGTCATTAGTTCCAAGCACACCATTCAGATATTGATTGACCTTGTTCTCAATCCAACGAGTCGATAGTTGACCACCAAGTGTGATTGCCTCGGCGTTACGAATATCGAAGAAACGGAAATACTGATTACCGATTGCGCCATAAGCGGAGTTCAACGATACCTTCTTGGCTAGCTGCAAGTTATTGTATCGGGCAATCTCGCGCTGCATGTATTCAATCTGGTTTGGATCGTCTTTGATCTTCTGCAATTTCTTTTTCGATTGAATCATCAACTTCTTATACTTGCTGCGATCCTTATACATGGTGTCCATGATATCGCCAAGGAACCCGCGCTTCGCAGTCGAGAAGAACTGGCGATTCGGTGTCGCAGTAACGTTGATTGATTTTAGAAAGTCCAGATCGACATTCTTCTTGAGAAGTGATTCGACGCTCAACTGATCACAGACTGCATCCATTTCCGGGGTGTAGTTCTCTGGCTCAATCAGAGTCTCCGGTGAGATGTTATACTGCATTATGAGATGCGGGTACAGTGAGTTCAAGTCGAACGATGCTACCCAATGATACATGCCGGGGCGCGGCTCTTTCACGTATGCGCCCGAATAGGACGTTTCCTTGTCACCGAATCTCTGTTGCGGAATGACGATGTTCTTCGCTTTCAGGTGATTGAAGATGATCGCATCCCACATGCGAGTCTGCATGAATACGTCTTCGAAGTTACACTTGTTATCGAACGCAAGAGTAAGAGCAAGTTCAATTAGCTTCGAAGAATACCTGCCGTTCTCTTCAATCTGCTCAACCAGTTCTACGTCCTTGATGTTGTATTCGATATACTTTTGAAAATCGTGCTTGTATAACTGATGTATAGTTTCGAACTCGGAGTAATCCAACTTCTTTTCGCCTAGCTCAAAATTAGCGATATGATCCAGACGATAGGATTCTTGTGCTGACTTCGGAGAATACTTGCGGTACAGGTCTTGGTAATCCAGTGTAGCAATACCGAAGAGTTCGTAGGAAAGGTGCTTACGATTCATGATCGTAGTCTCACGCGACCTTACCTTCTTCCACGGAGACATTGTATTCGCTTCCTTCTCACCAAGTACACGAATCATACGATTGACGAGATAAGGAATATCGAAGAACTTTACGTTCCAACCTGTGATGATATCGGGATAACGCACAGACCAGAAACCGAGAAACGCTTTTAGCAGTTCTCGCTCATTGCTGCACTTGGTGTAATTCACATCAGGACGATGCGGTGTGTAGTCACCAACACCAAACGTATAGAACGTTTCACCCATCTTGACCGTGATTGCCGTGACCTCTTCAGCCGCGTATTCTGGTTCGGGGAATCCGTTCTCCGACTTTACTTCGATATCCAGATAGGCGACTGCGATATACTTGCGATCCCAAATAATATCTTCGGGATACAAGTCCGCGACATACGCATACTCGTACCGATTATTTCCGTATATCGGAAACGTGTCTACGTCTTTGTAACGATCAAGGAATTCTCTAGCGTCGTAAATGTCTCCCGGCTCAATCGGTTCGACAGGATTACCTGCTAGAGTTTTGTACTTTGATTTCTTTTTGGAAGGGACAAAGAATGTCGGACGATACTCGACTCGCCTCGACACATGCTTACCACCTTCAATTCCACGATAGAGTACGTACTTGCCGTAGACTCTAACATTAGTATAAAAATCCATTCATCATCCAGTGATTAGTTGCTTGGGTGGCGTAACGATCCCACCAAAGATACTATTATACTGGTTTTTCATCTGATCATCAACCTCATTTACGAACTGAAGTTTAGCTAATTCCAATTCAATCGTAGGTTCCTTGCCGAGATACGGAGCAAACGGAACAAAGCCTACATTCAGGTCGCCGGTCTGTGCGCGAGACAGCATGATAGCGAGCGGATTCTTAAGTTTAATCGTAGTTTCAGTTTCCTCAAGAACCTCGGCTACAATCTCTTCACCACTAACCAGTTTCAGTGCTTTTACATTCATTGGTATTTCCCTTTCTTTACCCATTTAATAACATGTTCAGTTGTTGGATCAACTCCATTCTCACAACGTTGACACAGTGAGAAACATGCCTGATCCGGTGGCATTATTTCAGCATACTCTTGTTCGAAGAGATTGCCTAGAATATATTCAAGACCGTAGTCCATACAGCAAAGCGATACGTCACCATTTGGTAGCATGACGTTGTGGTACAGTTTTTCTACACAACCGCAAGTCTGCGCTCTGGTGCGATTAGGCGAAATCAAAACACGATTCCAAACCTTCTGTAATTCTGGTTTGACGATTAACTCACGCGAAAGATTGCCAGCACGATTCCAGAAATTCGGAAC